AATGTAGAATTTAACTCTACGTTTATTGCAGGGATCCTTGATAATGCATATCAAGAAACGATCAAGAAAGAAAAAGAAAAGAAAAGGTCAGATCTTCTTACTTCTCCTTTATTCAATAAAGTAAAGGAAGTCTTTCCCCACATTGATCTGAAAAGCCTTAAAGAGCAAATGATTGCAAAAAGAGGCGATTTTATGAGTGCAGTACTTGCACTTGAACTTAAAAACTTCTCTTTAAGTGTTCCAGAAGAGTATAAAGAAGTATATGACCTTAAAACTTGGGAAGAAAACTATTTCAAATATGTCAGGAAATACGATGAAACCTGGCGCAAAACTTATTCTGAATTTTATCTAACTATTCGCAAGGACTTCGAAAAATGGAAGAAGGAATCAACATCTTGACACGGGGCCAAAACGTCAGAGTCGAAGGCGCCGAGGAACTAATTGCAGAATGGGAGGCTGGAAAGCTAACCAGGGAAGAACTCACAGAGAAACTTATGGATCTTGAAACTGTATATGTAGACTTAACAAAGGTAGTTGAGCCAACTCAGTTTAAAGATAACGAAGAATAATGTGTTGTTTTAATGACCTCTGAAAATCCCCAAAGGCATATTAAATCTGGGTTTTTCGATCGTTATTTTTCCCTGGGCACTCCTCAAGGAAACTTAGCGGGATATAAATCAGATCCCTATTCCTACTCAGGAGCACCTTATCTCACTAGCGGAGTGATCCTCCCACGTAGAGATGATATCCTTCTAGAAGAAGGTGGTGGTGGCCCACGAGCAATTGAGAAGTATATGAGGCTGTTTAACGACAGTCAAATACTTGCTGCTTGGGAAAAGCTAATAGGTGAGATTATCCAAAGACCTTGGGAAGTATACCCTTCATCCGATAGAGCCGAAGACGAAGAGATTGCAGAGTTTGTGCGCCAAGTGATTAATCGCATGGGTAGCAACACTCGTCAGTCCTATGGTAAAGAGTCTCTAGTATCCACGAGTTCAGGTTTTGATACGTTTATCCGCGGAATGTGCGAATCGATTGTACTAGGTATGTCGATTGGTGAAATCTGCTGGATGAGGCAAGGAAAATATATTGTACCTTCTGAGATTAAAATTAGAGACCCAAGACGTTTCTTATTCCGCCTCAACGAAGATGGAACAGTAAGCCCTAGGCTTATTACTATGTTCTCTCCAGTGGAGGGCATGGGCATCCCCCTAAGATCTATGATTATGCATAGGCACTGGTCCTATAGCAACTTTATGGATGTGCATGGATCAGGTCTTGGAAGGCAGTTATATCCTCTTGTGGAGTTCAGAAGAACTTTACTTAATTTCTGGTTGCAGTATTCTGATAAGCATACAACTCCTACAGCAGTTGGTAAATTTAGCCTTGGTACTCCAGAGGAAGAGGTTAATTCTTTGTTTAGTGCTCTTCAGCGTTTAGGACAAGAGACCGCTGTTGTTATTCCAGACGAAATGGATATTCAGTGGTTAGAAAGCAATGGAAGACCAGAACTTTATAATCAGCTTATTACGTATATTGACCAGCAAATTAGCTTCGTAATTAACGGAGAGACTACAGTTGGCCAAGAAACTGGTAGTGTTGGCTCATTTGCGCGCGATCAAATCGCCGACTCTGTTCGTATGAGAAAGGCTAAAGCCTTCTCTGAAGAGCTTGACGAAACAATTAACTCTACGTTGGTCCGATGGATTGTAGAACTTAACTATCCAGGTAAGACGCCCCCGAGACTAGTTCGTAACTTTGAAGATCTTAAGCAACGCGAAGATCCTGTGCGTATGGTTCAGGTTCTATCTCAGTTAGGAGCATTGGGATATCAAGTAGAGGACGTAGATTGGCTCAGAGAGAAACTTAATATTCCATCACTCATTAAGCAAGAAATGCCTGAGGGTGGTATGGGAATGATGGGTGCCGGAATGATGCCTCCTATGGAGGAAGGTCAAGAAGGTGAAGCTCCTATGTCCGAGGATCTGGAGTTTGGAACTGAACTCATGAAACTCTTTGACTTCGAGGAAGCTTCTGATAAGCAGAAGATGTCTCAGGAGATTGCGGCCAAGTTCAAAGGAGATCTTGACGATGTCGGGTTCCAAAGAATTGTTTCGGATGCCACTGGTAACGAAATGCAGATTTCTAGGCTCAAGATCGACGAGTTTACCTCTCCTGGAGAAATCGTGTTTGTTATTGAAAGACTCCTTGAGGAAATTAGAAACGTTCGCAAGCTACCTCCAGAGACTTTAGAAGTCAAGTCCTCTTGTGAGACAGAAATTCAAAAGATGAAGAGCCTTATAGAACAAGAAGGACTGTCAGAATGCGGAGCAAAAGATCTAGTGGCTCTATATGAAAGAGTATTTAGATTAAATAGATACACCGTCCATAGAGAATGTGTTACTCTTGACATAGAGAGTAAAGGATACTGGAGATGGTTTGATCCATACTTTCAATAATCCACCTAGTTTAAATATAATTTAGAAATATTGCATATAACATAATTTACTATGCTAACCTATAAGCCTATTACTCAAGCTCAGTACTGGATCCAGGCTTCGCCCTTTAGCCACTACTTTACAACATTCTCTGGAATCAGAGATACTTCTGGAACTACTCAGTACGCTGATGGCGTTAGAGGTCGTATCTTCCAGCTCAAGGGTCCTCGTACTCTTGCTGAAGTAACCGTTTCTACTCCGTTTGACCCAGAGAAGCACGCTGACATTGTTGACTTCTGGAAGACCTATGACTGTTCTTTTGTAACTCTAACCGTTACTCCTGTTGAGTGTGGTGAAGATCCCTCACCTCTTGGAAATAGAACTATTACTATTCCTGATGCTCAGATCACTTCTATTAATTTTGGTCAGGCCGATAGAGCTTCTACAAATGTATCTACCTTAGAACTTACATTTGTAATGGACACATTCACATATAACTGATCTATTATAGGAGGGTTGAGGTATGTCAACCTCCAATTTATTCTTTAAGGGCTGTTTTTCTGAACTAACAGAAGAGCAAAAGGCGGCTGTAGAAGCAGTAAGTGCTGAGGGTGACCTGGTTGATGAGTCTTGCGCGCGAGAGACTAATACATGCGGCAAGACTATTAGTCAGCTATTTGATGAGTATGAGCTATACGATTTCCAAAGAGGAGTACTCTACAAATCTTGGGGCGATGTAGAGTTTCCTTGGCAATTAAGAGAAACAACTAATAATTTAAATTACGACGAAACCAGAGATGAGTGGGGCGTTGCCACGTATATTGGCTTAACTGCTTATTATACTGGCGACCGCGTACTGTACATAGAAGATGACGGATACGAGATATCCCTATACGAAGCTAACGAAAATATACCTGCACCTGCCGGTCCATTAGATAGAACAAAGTGGACTAAGGTCTGTAGCATACAGTCACCAGAGCCTGTAAAGCTTCCCTCTATAGAAGAACTAATTGCTACTTATCAGTTCTACCATCTCAAAGAATACCTTGAGGATTGGGGCGAAGCAGAGTCTACTTGGAATCAAGACCTTACGCCAAGAAATAGCGACGAATGGGATGATTATAAGATAAGAAGAGATTTCTTTTACAAAGTGGGAGACTTTGCTCTTGTAGAAGCAGAATGTAGCGATGCTTTTTGTCTTTGGATTAATATTAGAAACATTCCTGTTACAGATGAGAATTTAGTTAAATTTGCAAAGTTTTCTCCGATAGTAGATGGTATTAGATATTGGGAAAAAATATACTGCGTCAACTCTGGTCAAAATAAATGTTTAGGTCCTCAAAGTGATAGAAACCTAGATAATTATCAGTTTGTTCAAATAGGATCAGAAGGACATTACGTAGAACAGCCCATCCCTAACTACAAACTAAAAGGAAATTATATTTGTGATCAAGATAACTTTGAGACTCTAGGTGAAGCAGCTCAGATAAGAACTCAGAGAGTTTTAACTCAAGATGAGATAAATGCTCTTGGTGCTATAAATTACGCGGTAACGGTTCAAAGCGTTAGTTCTGGCAATCGTTACTTTATAGATGGAGTACAACAGCCAACTTTGAATCTTGTGGAGGGCGAGACTTATCGCTTTAATCAAAACGATAGCTCTAATTCAAATCATCCACTACGTTTCTCAACAACATCTAATGGTACGCATGGAGGAGGATCTGAATTTACAGAAGGCGTAACTAAAGTTGGTATTCCTGGAAACAGCGATGCCTATATTCAAATTACTGTACCTACAGGCACGCCTACTCTTTACTATTATTGTGCTAATCATTCCCTAATGGGTGGTATTGCAAATACTTGATCAATTTTAATCTGAGGTTTAAAGTAAAGTATGGCAAATGTATTTGGCGGAGGATCTAATTCTAGCGGATCCTGCGGAACTAACGGAACTATCCTACAATCTCCGAGGCATCAGGTTTCACCTGGCCGATCAGTCTCGTCTAGTCCTAATGTATTTAGCGGAGAATCAAGGACAACAGGAACTACAGATCTAAGAGATTTTTATACAAAAAGAGAAGTTGACAAATATCTAGATACTAAAGCAGATATCTCTAAGACTTATGAGAGAAACGTTTTATATACTAAATCTGAAGTCGATGCTGTAATTAATAATCTTTCTCTGGGTAGCTACGCGTTAACAACGTACGTTGATACAGAGTTAGCAAGTCAATTATCTTCTATAAATAATAATCTTGCTCAAAATTATTACACTCAAAGTGTCTTATATACAAGGACCCAAGTAGATAGTTTAATTTCTGCTCTATCTATCACTGGTGATTATATTTCAAAAACTCCTGCAACTGTTGCGGAAGCAACAATTATCCCAGAGGTAACTAATTTATCTGCGAGTTTTATTGTAAGGTCGTCAAATAACGATGGAATGACCGAAGTACAGAGATGGGAAAATACTTCTACTGACTATCTTGCTTCTATATATGCAGATGGCAAAGCAAAGTTTGTAAATACTGTTACACTCGGAGAGAATGTCAATGTTGGAGGAATCGGTTTAGAATTAAGTGAGAGAAGAATCTCTGATGTAGCAGATCCTGTCAATGATTTTGATGCCGTGAACAAACAGTTTATGGAATCTTTTATCACAACTACAATTGACCAAGTAACTCAAGGAACCGACGGCAACTTCTTATTAGACGCTTTAGAATACTGACATGACAAATACCTCACCAAGAGACGTAATTTTACACAGAAGATCGCGTGTAAAAAATAAAAGACCTCTAACTACGGATATCCAGTGGGGAGAACTTGCAGTAAATTTTAACGACGAAGACCCCGGTCTATATATTAAAGACGAGAATAGCCATATAAGAAGAGTGGGTGGAGTTTATTATTCTTCTACAGCTCCAGATCCCTCAGCGGCAATAGATGGGTTTCCAGAGCTCTCTCATGGTGAACTATGGATTAAAAGAACAAACTTCCCTGGAAGCGTAGAGGAAGAAGACGCAGCAATTTATATTTATAATAAATATTTAAATAATAACGCCGGAGAGTGGGTAGAAGTATTTAAAGGCCAATTTGCCTCTGTACAAGGAAACCTAGACCAATTTGTAAATGGCGCAGATGGTGATGATATTGTTCACACTGACGGAAACCAGATCCTTATAAACAATAAAAACGTTGTTAGAGGAGAGTCCACCTCCGCAGGAAATAAGCTCATCATCAATGACGGGGCAAATTTTGCAACTGCTGTAATAAATGCGGGTAATAACACAATTGTTAATTCTTCTAACGTAGAAGTAAATTCTGACAACGTATCGTTAGCTTCGGCTACTGCTTATTATTTTCAAACAGACAGTGTAACAGGAACAAGCTCGTCGACTTTTACGTACAACGATCACGGATTATTCAACGGGGAGGAAATTTTTGTTGAACCGTTCCTCAATGACGGTACAACTGCCGGTGGCTTAACTTCTGGAAACTATACTGTTTCTAACGCGGCCCTTAATACATTTAGTCTTAATAACGGATCGGCTGATGTATTAGCTACAGGAAATGTAAAGATCAAATATTCCCCTAAGCTGGTCTTAGATAGAGACTACAATGTACTTCAATCTGGTAACTTTGAAGTAAAAGGTCTATCAGAGTTTCCAAATACGTCCCAGATAAGCGACGGTAGATGGGATATATTTCAAAACACCCAAAATGGAAACGTAAGGATCTATCAAAGAACTAACACAAACATCTCAGAGATTGTAGGTTCTTCTGTAACTATTGACGTTAAAAACTCTACTGGAAATATAATTAACGCCTGGACTCCGGTTTATTTTGTTGGATTTGACCCTATCAATAAAGTAGTTACTGTAGGTCCTGCAGATGCAGCAACAAGTACTACAATGAGAGCTATTGGCCTTGCTAGTGCAGATATTGCGGCGAACAGCCTCGGAATAGTTACAGTATACGGAGAGTTAAAAGTTGGAAATAGCTTAACAATTGATTCCAACCCCGTAAACAGCGATGAGTCTGGAAGTGTAGTATATGTTAAAGCGGGAGGCGGACTCACCTTTGTACCTCCTACAGTATCTCAGGGAGAAAGGCAGCCCATAGGACTCCTATTAAAAGAATCAAGTGGGAGCGCTGATGGAAGAATATTTATCAATCATCCAGATATTGATAACCAAGTACAGTTAGAACAAGGATATATTTTTGTAGGATCCACCGGCGATCATGCAACTGCCTATAGATTAGACACTGAAGCCTTTAGGACCTATGTTGCTGGTGATGGCGAAAATGAGATTACTTTCGCAGACGAGATTAGCTTCGGGGCCTATGAGTTTTTATGGGACGGAAACACTGATAGTAAAACCCAAGAAAAGGTATCTACATCTAACGAACCACTAGGCAACACTCAGAGAACCACCATCGACTCTTTCCCATCAACGTATCGTTCTGCAAAAATCTTTGTCCAGATTTCTTTAGGAGGAGCAGGCATACCAGTAAATTATCAAGTTACAGAACTACTCGTGGTTCATAACGGAACTGATGTAGATGTCGTGGATTACGGAACGGCCTCTACTCTGAATCAAAGACTCGGAGATTTTTCTGCAAACGTTGTAGGTAGCAATGTAGAAATATACTTCCAGAGATATGCAGCAACCATAGGACAAATCGAGATAAAAACAGTACGCACTGCCGTTCTCTCCTAGGATTTTTTGTTTAAAGTCTTAAATAGATAATCACAAATTTGCACAGGGGAAAGTGAACCTATGGCAACAAAGCATTTTCATGTCAGACATGGTCTGACTGCAGGCACGGGCGTTGATAATGGTGGTACACCCACCAGAGAAGTAATTACAAACACAGGACAATTGGTTGATGTCGGGGCGTTAAGTTCTCTAGCAACTACCGATAAGTCAAGTATAGTATCGGCAATTAACGAGGTAAGATCCACTGCTGGAGCCGGTGCAACAATCGACGATATCATTGCTCTATCTATCGCTCTAGGGTAATATATCACCATGGCAAATACATTTAAATCTTTTTCAAAAGCAAACGTTGGCACCACTCCGACAACGGCTTATCAAGTAGATAGAACTGGCACAAATGGTAAAACAGCAATTGTAATCGGTATAGCTCTATCAAATACTGCTTCTACTCCTATTAATGTAGACGTACAACTTGATAGAGGAGCTAGTGGCGTAGGGTCTACGGCAGCCCCTACACAAGATGTATATCTAGCCAAAAATATCCCAATACCTTCAGGTTCGACTCTGGAGATCATGCAAGGTCAAAAACAGATCATGGAAGTTTTCGCAACAGGAGAGACTACATATGAAGGGGATAAAATTGTGGTGACATCGGACACAGCCTCCTCTCTCGATGTAATTGTTAACGCTCTTGAAATCACCTCGTAATAACTATGCCAAATATCGGTAATCACGTAGACGCAGTATTTATCCCAGAGTCAGTCAATACTTCGACTACTCTGAGGATTACGGGTGGGGACTTAATTGTTAACACTAACGATTTAGTTGTAGACGAGAGCACAAATAGAGTTGGTATTGGAACTAATAACCCTAGTTCAAATCTTGACATTGCAGCAACTGGGTTTGTTAATTTAAAACTAAGAACTACCGGAAATAATAGTTCTACTATAAATCTACAGAACTCTCAAAGAAATTTCTCTGTTAATAATATAACTGGTGGCGTATTTACAGTTCATGATGGAACTGCATCTGCAGAAAGACTTCGTATAACTTCTGTTGGTAACGTAGGTATCGGAACTGATAGTGTACCTGATGCCTATCGAGTAGTAATAAAAAGTAGCACTTCTCCACATTCAGCTCTTCAATTAGATACAAGCGAAAGCGGCTATAATACCAATCTATATTTTGCTAAGCAAGGAACCAATAAGTGGGTTATTGGAAATAGGGCCGATAGTGATTCTTTCCGCTTTGTTGCTGGATCTAACGAGAGAGTTCGTATAACCTCTGGTGGTCTGGTTGGTATTAATGATACCACTCCCGATGCCACCTTATCTGTAGCTGGTTCAACAG